TTACAGTCGTTAATATAAAAAATCCACTAGGATCTTCTGCACTATGTCTAGGCCAATCTAATGCTTGCAATTCTGAAAAACGATCACCTTTCCAACGTAATACATATCTAGCGTCAATGACTAAAGTAGCACGTCTAAGGACCCTTTCTTTAACAGCCGTAGTAGCACTAGACCAATTCGAGGATCCAGTATAATTAGTGTGATACGTATCAGCATCGGCCACACTAATGTAGCTCTCAGAGTTGGTCTTAGCAGTACCATCTTCGACTATTAAAGCCATAATAAATACCTATTTACGTAGCTTAGGAGCTTCGGACTTAGGAGCTTGAGGTTTAACAGATTCAGAACCAATTCTCTTAAATCCTTTGGCTAAATAGGCATCGACATTTTCGATATAACAATCACATTCTTGGCCATCAGGATTAATAATCTTACAAGTTTCACCATATACACCTTTACTCATATCTTTTTCCTTTTTCGCAAACTTATATTAATAGCTTGAACTTGTTTAATAGCCGCATCTCTAGTGGAATGTCCACCTCCATCCATGGCAGAACCTTTAGAGTTTTTAGCAATTTTTCCATTAGGCTCTATTACTCTATACTTGGGTCCCTGCTTTATCACTCGTACAGGCATGATAAATTCTCAAAATAGAGAATATGGGGTAGGATATAATTCCTACCCCATATTCTCCTATATTATTTAACCTCTGCCACGTGTAGCTAAATTCGGGTCTAAGGTCTTAACCCCATAAAGTACATCTAATGCCACGTGTACTTCAGAAGAATTACCAACATAATAAATCCTAGAACGAAGAGCTAACTTTGTAACAGGATCTTGTACAGTCACAATTCGTGCCCCTAATTCATTCCCTATTTCAGGGAGGGGAGCCACTACAATTGCAAATGCATTACGGTGAAACATCAAGTTTGCAGTGTGAGTATCCGCAGAAAAAGTAATTAATACCGCATCCGCTACTGCTTCGGTCAATGCTGGCGTGAAAGTAATACCAGTATGAGCATTAGCGGCGGCTGTAGTAGTATTAGTAACAGCATATCTCTGACTATGACTAGCGAAAACAAATGTATCCCCAGGGACTATTGTACCAGTTCCAGCAAGAGTTGTATTCATAGTAGTAGCACCCTTAACAAGAGCACCATCTACATCTTGAGCTACATCATCCATAGTCCCTTTAGTATGGGTCGCCACATTCTGATTAGCAAAAATCTCCACCCCAAAGCGTCGACCTAAAGTACCCCTCAATTGAGCTTCTTCGCCAGATAAGCCAGATCCTTGATGTTGCGTAAATGCTGTAAGTCCCAAAAATCCTTGCTCTAATGTTCCATCAATCATATAGTGCATAAACTGTTGGTCTTGAATTGGAACATCATTCTCAAACAAAGTCTTTCTAGGTCCAGTGATATCTGCTAGTACTGAACCAGGAGTAGCATTAAGATCATCGAACCACGGTATATCCTTATATAATGCAGTACATTTCTGATCTATATCATTTGCCAACTCATAAGCCATGGGGGCAACATGATCGTCTATAATCTGTTGTTGTGTAAAAGCTAATTCTTTATCAGTTAGCTTAAACTTAACTTCTCTCCACTGATCTAAAGTAATAGTTACAGTCTCAACTGACAAATCCTGGCCAGTTGTATCAGGAGCATTTGCAACTGTGAAAGTGGAGGGCTTACGAATTTGGACAGTTTCACCACGACCGAAACTAGCACGTTCGTCGCTATACCCCATATGTATACGAGGAGCCATGCCCAAAGCCTTCCAAAGATGGATTAAGGCTTGTTGGGCAAAGAAAATTAGATTATAGTCACCAAGTGTATTTGCCATAATATGTTATTCCTTTAAAACAACTCGTTTACCTGATTTTTCTGCTCTTACAAGAGCTTCCCTATACTTTTGAGCATTTTTAGCATCAGCCCCTGAAAGAACAATCTCACCTGACGTTTCAACACGACCACTAGATCCAGTGGCACCACTTCCAGAATTTCCAGAGGCTTTAAAAGCTCTAGCAAATTTAGAATCATGCTTCAATTCAGATACAAACTCGGTAATTGTCATTGGATCAGAACTGCCAGCTTTAGGACTCATCCTCTCTTGACCAGCTTCATCTAATACTCTGATAGCTAAATTACCCGTCTCTTGAGTAATTACTGTAGTATTACTTCTAATTATAGGTAAAAGTAATTCTACAGCCCCACCGGCTTTATTAATAGCAGAACTTGCTGAATTATCCACTAAATGCTTTTCAAGTTGACGAGAAAGAGAAGTAATCTTGCTCTCTTTAGTTTCTATATCTAATGAAAATTTCTTAGTTAAGGCATCTCTATCTGTTTCAAATTTAGTTTTATATGAAGCATCAAGTTCAGCCCTAACTTCATCCCGAGTTTTATTCCCATCACCATTCTTCTTTAAAAGTTCTAACTCATTAATAGCCGTTCGTGCTTCCTCAGCATTAAGACCATCAAAAACAGTTAAAGAATTTTTTAAAGAAGATACCTGACTACGTTCTTTTTGGAGTGCCCCCTTTAAATTACTAACATCTTCCAATGAAATACCAGAAACGGGGGTCACACTCAAACGAAATATATCAGGATTATCGGCATCCGCAGAATAATGAGTTCGAAGCCCTTCATCTAAAGATTCAAATTCTGTTTTATTTGCTATTGCTTTTAAAGCCATTTGAAAACTCCCACAGGCATCCCACCTGCATTGTAGATTTCCCATCTACTTAAACTAAGCATCCCGCTTATCATTATCTAAATCATTATTTATATTGGTATCGTCAACACTCCTTTGTAAATCAAGTAATTCTTCTTCAATTTCAACAGTTTCTGACAAAATTCCTCTACGTTTCATCTCACGTAAAAACGTTTCTGCTGTAATGTGATTAGCACCACGTATTTTTATTAATGCCTCTAAATCTTTTGTCCCATGCATACTTACAAAAAAATCACTAAAGATATTTAATTTTAGGTCCTCAAGAGGCTCATCATCCTGTTGTAGCCATAAAGCTGCTAATTCATACGCAGAAGTCAGAGTATTCTCTAATGACCTAACCCATGCTTGAATATCATTTACTGTTTTCGATTCGTCCAATACCTTAGCAGTAGCAGTAGATTGAGCAGTTCGTTCAATTAAAGGTTGTAAACCTAATAACTGCATCCTCTCTTCCAACCTCAATAAATCTTCATCCCCAGCTTTTATTGCTATTCCCTTATATTCCACTGTAGTTAGTTTGGCTTCAGAATTCGTTGATTTAATTACAGAGTTGGGGGCCCACGCAATTCCTTCCAATTCCTCTTCTGCAAATCCTGCTCCAAACAATACTCCTGTTCTAGCAAATCGTAAAATATTACGTTGGTCGCTAGAACTTTGATAATGTCCTAAATTCAACCAAGCTAAATCTTCAAATGGAGGATCCGCTGTTAATTGTCCAGTACGTTTGACATAGAAAGTAGTTAATGGAACTATTCCAAGTGTATTAACACCAGATTTCTCTAAATCAAAAGTTTCATCTTCACTATTAAATAACCATACTTCCCACGTATGTTCTTTAAAAACCCTAATACGTATTACTTCAACATTAGAATTTTCACCTACTTTTTCAACCGATACTTCCTTAATACGAATTTCAGTTAAGACTGGCAAACGAGTCACAGAATTAGTTTCTATATTCCAAAATATAAGATTTGGAGGTAGGATATGTACAAAGAATGGACGTGGCTGTATTTTATCTTCATCCTCTTTAGTTTCTACATCCTCTGGAAGATTAGTAAAATCTACTAAAATATGGCTTAATCCATATTTTAGGCCAGCTTCAAAAACTTCCCTACTAAATTGTGTAAGATTACGGCCAGTCCCATCTACATTATTTTCTAATAAATTTAATACATTATCTTCTGGTTCTATTTTATCTATAGTCACACTTTGTGCAAAAGGTCTACTAACAAGTCTATCGATTGTAGCTTTAAAAGCATTAAACAAAATAGATCTATCTAATCTATTTTTATATACATCATCATTTTCTTTAGGTTCTTTGGGTAGCCATTTCCTTCCTGCATCCCTCATCGTAGAAGTACCACCCCATAAATCCTCTATCAGTTCCCATTTATCAACCATCATATCATAGAGAATAGAAGTAGTTCCAACAGAATCACCATCTGACACACTAATAGATTGTTTAGACGGTCCTTTTAATTTAGGATCACTTCCTATAACATCAGGAGCAATCCTAAAATTAACATTACGGTCAAATTGTTCTAAAGTATGAGGCATGCTTATGTTGCCGATTCTGAGGTGTCTACAATTTCAAACATTCCATGTTGCCATAATTTTTCCGCTACAGTATCCCACAATCTCCAATGATATTTAGTTGCATTTAGATCAGAATTAGTGGAAGTAACTGCTACATTAACAATTTCACTATCATCCCCACTTAATGTTATAGATCCACCAGTTACAGCAAATTTACTAACAGGAGGGTCAGCAATTGTCTCAACAGTAAATCTTAATGTCTTCCCAGTCATATCTACTGCATTACCATCAGAATCAAGAATAGTTAATGCAAACGATTTTGCTTCCTTCTTAAATATACCTAAATCTGACGGATCCCCAATAAAATTATCAACATTAAGCCCTAAAGATGTTGGGCCTAATGTAAATACAGCAAAATTAGGACTTAAATCAAATTCAATCATTGTATCTAAAGCAGTTGTTCCACCAGTTAATTTAAGAATAACTCTATCATGATTCATTTCCGCAGCAGTAAGCGTTATCTCATAAATCCCAGTAGCAGCAATCTCAGTAGCAGGATCAGCAATTGTTAGTAAAGTCCATACACCAGTACCATCTTGAGAATAAGCTAATACAGTTATGCTTTCTCCAGTATTAAATAAACGAGGAGTCGCACCATCCACTAAAGGAAAAGCTAAATCAAATCTTGTATTTTTCTTATGAAAGATAATCATTTAAAAATTACCAGACAAAATACCACTACCTATACCTCGTAAATTACCTCTATCAATTAAAATTCTTGCTGGTGGATCCATATCTATACCACGATAATTCCAAATATGAATCCTATCACCTTCATTAATATTTCCATCTGGAACAGGCAACGGAACAACACTAGAAATTACTTTTAATGTAGATCGTCTTTTATTAACTGTATCAATTGCCATTATGGACCAGAAATCATTTTGCCTTGACTGTATAAAGTTCCGTCATCACTCTGCGTTGCTTTAGCAATCTTAGTTCCTGCATTATTTTCAATACTTCTTTCAGTGGATGTAGAACGTGAATTATTTCTCCACGCCATAAACAAATACATAATAGCTTCTTCTAATGTAGGATTAGTTGGTGGAGCTTGTTGCGGCATCTCCGCAATTGTATCGGTCTTTAATACATCAGATATTTCAGCATTAACATTAGCAACCGAAAGATTATTTAAACCATCAAAATCATTTATAGTCCCTATAATACCAGCAATACGCCCATTATTAAGATCAGAGAAAATACCAATAGTATTTAATCCAACCATACCCTCTGTTCCACCAACATCGTCTATATCAGCCAAAATTACTGGTGGATAATTTATTAAACCACTTGAGCCCTTAGTTTGTATCCTAACTTCCTCTCCTCTCCAACTTTCTAGATTAGCATCAGCAAAAATAGCCTCTAAAATTTCATACTTAGAAGTAGCATCTGGAGTAGTTGACCATGCCGACCCAATAGCTAAAACCTTAGTACTTCCATTATAAGTATTAGAGGCTAATCTACGTTGCCCTACCCCAGTACCAGAAACAATTCTAACCATATGAAAAATTAATTGAGGGTCATTTGTAATAGAGGATGCTCCTGATCTTAATGTAATAGAAAGAGATGCACCCGCCTGTGCTATCCCCTCTTCCGTAGGTTGTTCTCTTGTTGAAAGACGACCCCCATCTAAAATATTAGGAATAATATCTCTCCATCTTTCAACATTTGCATCAACACTACCATTACTAAGGGTAATGTCATCAATATCGTTAGCAAACATTTGAAACATTACAAAACTATCCGCAGTATTCGTTGAAATAAGTTTAATCAATACTTGGTCATGATTCATTTCTGCTGCTGTTAAATCTATTTCATAGATTCCAGTTGTACCTATTTCTGAAAAAGTATCTGTTATAGCTAAAGTCGTCCAAGCTCCTGCACCATCTTTAGAAAAAGCCGTATCTGTTACACTTTCACCAGTCAAAAACGTTTGAGGAGTAGCCGTCGAAACCATAGGAATCGCCAAGTATTTAATGGTATTTTTCTTATGGCGAATTTCCATTACTATTGAATTCCACGGTACATACCTCTACCAACACCTCTAAATTTTCTTCCCATTAATAGAAGTTGTTCTTCTGGCGTAGCACCTAGTATAGGAGCATCAGATTCAATTCCAGAATAAAAGTAGTCCGCTGCTTGTCTGTTACCAATACTAAAACCAGCTTCCAAAGCATCCACTAATGGTCCCCGCCAAGGACACGCATGGTTTATAGCTGACATTCTTTTTTGTTTACTATCTATTGCCATAACTACGGGCCTATTGCAACTTCTTCTCTAACGAAAGTAGTACCATCATCACTAACAGTTGCTTTATGATCGACAGTAATAGTGTCATCATTATACAAATCATATTCAGTAGCAATTTGTGTACTTTTATTTCTCCATGCTTTATAAAGATATTGTAACATTTTTAAGAAACTCTGTGTAGCAGCAGGAGTTTCTTGCCCCACTTGTGCAAAAACATCAGTCACAAGAACATCTAAAACTTCTGCATTCACATTAGCAGCGGATATATTATTTAACGCTGCAATCAATGTGGGAATGTCGTCAGATTGTAATTCATTTGTGTCTACAACAATTAAAGCTGTTTCAGCTTTCACTGCTGCAATATCAGTAGCCAAATCAGCCGCAGGCGTACCGATCTTAGGTTGCATGTCAGCAGTATCTACTAATGTTGCAGCCGTATCTACCTTAACTGTTGCTATATCAGCGGCTAAATCTGCGGCTGGTGCGCCGATCTTAGGTTGCATGTCAGCAGTATCGGTTTCAATAGCATCAATAGACGTTTGAGTTGGTATTAGAAGATCCACAAACTTTCTAGATACAATAGCAATCTTATCTGTAGCTGCCATTACAAATACACCAGGATCAACAATAAGTGTTACAGCCTTTGTTGCTCCAGTATATGCAGAAATATATCCTATAGCTTTTTGTGTTGCAGTAGAAACATCTGTAACAATTGCCCAACATCCATTATAGGCATCATTATCTACTGAACCGGCTGTAAGTGTGAAAGATGTTTGGCTAGCTAAAGTTGCAATAGTTGTAACTTGTAAAACAAGCCCCGCATCTACTAATGCAGTGTCAATTTCTGTCTTAACTTGGGCAGCAGAAAGATCATTTAATGC